GCCGCCACTCGGCCTCCATCGCGTCCATGAAGGCCGACTGCTGAATCGGGGGCGGCGAGTGCGGTGAGCCGGTGACGACACCCGCCGCTTCCTTTCGCAGCTCGGCCTCGCGCTTGATACGCGCATCGCGCTCGTCGTCTTGCACCTTGCGGCGCGTGACCGTCCCCGTTCGCATGAGGTCGTAGACCGCCTGCACCCCGAGATCGCGCTGGCTCGCGTCCCCGTACAGGATCGCCTGCACGAACGGATGCTGTTCCCCCAGCTCACCGATCTTCTGCGCCATCTTCGCCCCCGCCTCGTCGAGGTTGATGTTGAGGCGAGCGAAGGATTCCCCGAGTGCCTGGTCGAGCGGCTGCGGAGCCTGCCCGTTCTGCTGCTGGGCGGCTGCGCCCGCGAGATCCATCTGCACCTGCGTCCCGATCTGCGACGCGAGTAGCGCGTTCTCCTCGGCGATGCGCCGGAGCACACCGTTGAAGAGCGTGATGTTGCCGCTGAAGGCCGCAGCGCGCGCGTACTCCAGCGGATTCATCAACGACTGCTCGATCCACGCCTCCTCCTGCGTAGAGAGCGGCATCGCGGCGCGCTGCTGCGTCTGCGCCTGCTGCTCGATGGACTGCGCGTACTGATACCACTGGTTCGCGAGCTGCTCGGCCTCCTGCTTCTCGCGTGCGAGTCGCCCGATGTGCTGTTCCTTCTCACGCGCGGACTTGGCCCAGGCTGCCGGGTCGTCTCCGAGCGTCTTCTTCGCCCAGACGACGTTCGCATCCTCGCCCTCTTCCTCTTCTTCCTCTTCCGCCTTCGGCTCTTCCTCGGAAACCGGCTCCGGGGCTTCGAGTGGAGGCTCTTCTTCTGGCTCCGGCTCTCCTCCCGGCTCGTCCGGGACGACAATCGGGGCCTCTTCCTCCTCTTCTCCCGGGGGAGCGGGCGGCAGCGTCGGATCCGCTGGCTCCGCGAGGGCCTCTCCGACCGAGCGAGGCCGCCCCGAGAAGACCTCCTCGCTCAAGAACTGGGCAAACTCCTTCTCGCTCATGGCTTCGCTCACTCTTCGACCTCCATCTCGATCCCCTGCTCCTTCAAGAACCGCTCCAGGGTGGCCTGCGCGCTTCGCGGAACGCCGACGAACCAGTTGAGCGCCGCGATAGTGCCTCTGATCGTGTCGAGCTTACGCTGATCTGCTCCCTCCGGGGCCAGCGCGAGCGCACTCGCGACCTTCCGCAGGCGCTCCACCTTGCGTTCGACCTCCTCTTCCAGCTCTTTCCAGCCCGTCGTCGAGAGCAGAGAGGAGAGACGGTCGGCCCTGCGGTTCAGCTCACGCTGCGTCTCCTCGGAGACGCTCACTTCCCGAGCTGCTGAACAGCCTGGAGCTGCTGCTGGGCGAACTGCTCGGGGGTGTAGGCGAGGCCGTTAGCCCCCGGCCCGGCCATTCCCATCCCGAGCGGAAGGCTCGTCTGCCCGGTAGAGCCTACGGGCGGCGTCCCCGGGTTCATCTGCCCCTGGATCGTCTCCGGGCTAGGGGGGGTGCCCGGGCCTTGCGGCATCCCGGGCGGTGCGGGCTGCCCCGGCTGGGGGGGCGGGGGCGTGTTGAAGTAGCTCTGCGTGTCCTGGATCCCGTTCGCATCCAGCACCCTTTCCACGAACGGCTGCATGTTCACCGGCACCCCGAGCGGCACGAGCTGCGCCGCCATGTTCACGAGCGCCATCGCCTCCGACATCTTCTCCTGCTTGACGGCCGACTCGTCCATGACGTTGATCTGCACGTCGAACTCGCCCTGGAGCTGGAGGGGGTGGATGACGAGAAGCTGCGTCGAGCCTCCCTCGCCCGCCTGCGGGATGACCCGCTCCTGGCGAAGCATCTGCCCCAGCATCCCGAGGAAGAGTTCCCCGACCTTCGCGAACGCCCACATGTAGTGCTGCTTGCGCGCCTGGATGATGCGCTGCGCGATGGAGGTCACGATGCTCATGCCGGTCGCGGTGTTCTGCGCGTTCGAGAGGCCCGACTCGGTGCCGCCCGCGAAGGCGAGTCCGCCCATGATGTTCTGGAGGTCGCCCTTCATCAGCGACTCCGCTTCCAGCGTGATCTGCGCTGCGGTGGAGTCGATCTTGAGCTGATCGACCTGCCCCGGGTCTTCCACGATCCACTGAGCGCCGGGGTAGAACTCGAACGAGTCGGGGTCGTCCACGTCCGAGCGGATCAGGGTGATGACGTTGGTCAGGAGCCTGAGCGCGTCCAGGCGTTGATTCTGGAGCGTCCACAGATACTCCTGGATCTGCGCCAGGGACTCGACCACGCTGATCCCTGGAACCTGGAAGGCGTCCGGCATCGCCGAGCAGACGACGAAGGGCTTGCGCTTGATGCGGAGAGGGTTCTTGCGCGAGGCGAGAACGGTGTTGCGACCGCCGACCGTGACCACGCGGTCGTCCGTCCAGTATTCGAGAACCTCGATCAGGTTCTTGTTCCGCTGCTGCGCCCAGAGCATCTGCTCGCGCTCGGTCAGGTCTTGCTGGGCCTGCGCGTTGCGCGCTTCCTTCAGGTTGTCCACGTTGGCGAAGAGTCCGGCCTTCTCCTTGTCCTTCAGCGAGTCGAACGTCTCCCAGCTCCGGTCGATCACCCAGGCCGCGTCGTCGAGTCCCTTCGCGCCCTCGGGCCAGAAGAAGTCACGCACGTCGCGCACGATCATCGAGGGGCCGTCTTTCAGGACGACGTTCTGGGTCTTCTCTTCCGCCGTCGTGTAGCGGTCAACGATGGAACCCCAGTCGTCGGAAACCTCGACCTCCATCGGCACCAGGATCGTCTGATCCGAACGCTCGTAGGCCCACACGACCTTGGCGACGGTCAGACCGGCGATCAAGTCCTGCTGCATGAAGGGGCGCTGCTTGAGCTGGAAGTCGTCGTCGTCCATCGACCACTGGAGCACGGCCGAGGCGATCTTGGTGGACTGCTGGCGGCCGAGGATGTCCTGGAGCTGGTCGCCCGGGCGTGGCTTGGGCTGAACCTCCCACTTCGGGTGCGCGTCGATCAGTGTCGCCAGCATCCCTTCGAGCACCTGGAGGATGTAGGGCGTGGTCAGCGTCGAGCGCCAGGTCTGCGTGTCCGAGTTGCGGCGCTCGGCGATCCCCCGGTACGCCTTGTACCGCCGCTCGATCTTCTTCGTCCAGTTGATGTGGAACGGCTCGACCGAGTTGAGCTGAGCCACCACCATCGACAGCTCGTCCTGGAAGTGGATGTCCGGGCTGCCGTACGGATCCGTCGTCAGCGCAGGGGCGGCTGATCCTTCCTGCTTAGCCACCGAGCTGTGCCAGTTGCGATTGCTTCTTCTGCGCGCCGCCGAGGATCGACTGAAGAGCGCCCATGCCCTTGACGATCCCCTGCCCGGTCTGCTCGTCCGGCTCGATGGCGAGCGCCATCATCAAGTGCTGCATCGCAGCCTGGATGTGATCGGTCGGCGACATCTGCGAGACGGGGATGTCGTCGGGGCCGCCCTGAAGTCCGGGATCCGGCCCGGGGCCGAGGCCGGGGCCGCCACCAGGGCCACCCCCACCACCGCCACCGAGCGCGGCCATGAGCGCACCCATTCCACCCGGGCCTGCGGGCACCGGCCCCTGGTTGAGCGCGTCCATCGGCCCCGGTGCCCCGCCGCCTCCGGGCGCTGGCGCGAGGCCGGGAGCGGCGCTCGGGTCGGGGGGCATCATCATCGACATCGCGACCTCCTAGCTCCAGGCGTAATCAGCGACATACTCCTTCTTCTCTCTCCTCCGGGACAATCGCACATCGCGCGGATGTTCTCCGTACCTGCGGTACATCTCTAGCGCGCCCGCGAGCGCCATCACGCGGTCGTCGTTCGTCCCCTCGGCCGCTCGCGGCGAGGGCGTCGTGTCCCGGCGCACGAAGGTCTTGCACTCCAGGATCGTGCTCATCGGGATGTGCGGCAGCGACTCCTCGCGAATCGCCATCTCCAGCGCCGAGATGATGAGCGGCCTGGTCTTGGTCGTGATCGGGAAGCCGTAGGTGATGTTCTGCCGGTAGTCCGGCCTGTCGTCCTGGACGTGCCGGTAGAGCTTCGGGTAGGGGCGGCGACCACGCTTGCCGTCCCGGAGCAGGATCACGACCGGCTCGCCGAAGCCGCCACCCATCTCGATGGCGATGCGCGCGGTCGCATACCAGCGCCCGAGGAAGTGGAGCTGCTCGGCGGTGAGGTCAGGGTCGATCTTCCCGTGCAGCTCGGCCGCGAGATTCATGTTCGAGAGGTCGATGACGAAGGCGCAGGTGAAGTCCTTGCCGCGCCCGGTCGCGATGTCGGCGTAGATCGCGTACTCGCGC